ACTATTGATACAATGGATAAAATGGGGCAAGTAAAGCTTCTAAATCCAGGGTTTGACAATGGAAAAATTACAGATGAAAATGACTTAACTAAAGCTACTTTTGATGTAAATGTAGATGTTGGACCAGCTTCAGCTTCACAGAGAGAAGCAACAGTACAAACTCTTACAGGAATGTTATCAGTTGCATCTGATGCTGAGACACAGCAAGTGCTACAGGCAATGATTATGCTTAATATGGAAGGTGATGGTATATCTGAAATAAGAGAGTATTTCCGTAAAAAACTTGTTAATATGGGAGCTTTAAAACCTACAGATGAAGAGGCTAAAGCAATGGAAGAAGCTGCTAAGAGCAAAGAACCTTCAGCAGAAGAACAAGCATATATAGCAATGGCTAAAGAAGCTGAAGCAAAAGCACTTAAAGCTGCTACAGAAGAAATTAAGTTAAAAACTGCTTCTGAATTAGATAAGGCTAAAACAGTGGAAACATATTCAAGTATAGAGAGTAATAAGCTAAGCCAAGCACAAGCTATGGCACAGCAACAAGCACAGCAGGAGCAAGCTAGACAGAAGGGAATACAAGATTCTAACAAGTTGCAAGTACAGCACCAAGACAACCAAGCAAAACAACTATTAGAGTCAAGAAGAATAGCAATGTCACAAAAACAAAATCCAAACGCAGGCTAAGGCTTGCATTTGAGGAAGGAAGGGTATACAATGAGTGTAGATGGCAAAGATCAAGTTATTGAAGAGGAAGTTGTTGAAGATGAAATCTTAGATAACCAAGCAGAGGAAATTGTTGAGAATGCCGACAATTCTGATGGGGAAGAAAAGGCAGAGGAAGATGATCCTGAGATAAGCCAGGATGATGTTGAGGATGATGAAGAAGATCGTGTCGTATCAATAGGTGAACCAGAAGTAGATCCAGAAATGGAAGAAACTGAAGGGGAGCATCAAGAAGCCCCAAAGTGGGTTAAAACAGTAAGAAAGGCTAATAGAAAGTATGAGGCTGAAAACAAAAAACTGAAGAAGCAAATAGAGCAAATGAACAAGCCAGTTGAAGAAACTGTGACCCTTGGGATTAAGCCTACAATAGCTTCATGTGGTTATGATGAAGTATTGTATGAGAAAGAGTTGTTAGCTTATGATACTAAAAAACGAAAAGTAGAAAGTCAAGTTGTGGAAAAGCAGCATGTTGTAGAAGAACAGAACAAGCAGTGGCAAGTTAGAAAAGATGTTTATGCCAGTTCAAGAAAAGAGCACAACTTTAAAGATTTTCAAGATACAGAAGAGCTTGTAGCAGATACTTTTAGCACAGCACAACAAAGTATTATTGTACAGGGAGCAGATGATGCAGCACTTTTAGTCTATGCAATAGGGAAAAACCCTAAGAAGATGGCTGAATTAGCTAAAATCACTAATATTGTTGATTTTGCTTTTAAAGTGGCAAAAGTGGAGGCACAGTTGAAAGTTACAAAAAGAAAGGCACCAAAGCCTGAGACAAGAATAAAAAGAGGTAAGGCAGGGGGAGTTTCTGGAAACACAGACGCAACTTTGCAGAAATTAAGAGATAAAGCTGACAAGACAGGAGATAGATCCGAAGTTGCAGCGTATATAAGAAAAATGAGGGAGACACAAAATGGCTAATGAGTTTACAAAAGAAGAGAAAGTGGCATTTGACCAGATTTTAGTTGGTTTTGAAGATGCACAGGTTCTAAGTAAGATAGTTAAAAAATACTCTACAGATGGAACATCAATGGAGAGAACTAATGATGTTATTTGGAGACCACAACCTTACATCATGGAGTCATATGATGGTGAGGATCAAACATCAAACTTTGCTGATAAAGTACAATGTAGTGTACCAGCAACTATTGGGTTTAAAAAATCAGTACCTTGGTTAATGTCAGCTCTTGAATTAAGAGATGCAGTACAAGAAGGTAGACTTGGAGAAGGGGCAAAGCAAAAAATAGCTTCTGATATCAATGTTGCAGTTAATAATGTTATAGCTTTACAAGGAACTTTAGTTGTAACACAGACTACAGCAGCAGCAGGATTTGTAGATGTAGCAAAAATTGATACTTTGATGAATGAGCTGGGTATTACTAACTATGATAGGTATGTAGCATTATCAAGCTTAGCATATAATGGAATGGCAGCAAATCTAGCAAATAGATCTGATATGTCCCCAAGTAAAGTGCTTACTGCTTATGATAAAGCATATGTAGGAAATATTGCAGGTATGGAAACATTTAAAATGGACTATTCAAATAGAATAGCTGTTGCAGCAGGGACAGTAACAATCTCTACTTTAGATGCTGCATTACAATTTTATGCTCCAGAAGCAACAAGTACAGCAACAACTGGAGAAGTTTCAAATGTAGATAATAGATATCAGCAAGTAACAGTTTCTGACACTACTTCTGTAGTAGCAGGAGATGCATTTACAATTGCAACGGTATATTCAGTGCATCATATTACAAAAGCAAGCACTGGAAGATTAAAAACTTTTAGAGTAATTAGTGTAGATAATGGAACTACTATGACAGTTTCACCTCCAATTATTTCTAACCAAGTTTCTTCACAGTCTGGAACACAATACCAGAACTGTACTATTGGGACTAAATCAGGAACTTCAGCACTTGTATTCTTAAACAGTGTTGCAGCAAATGTTAATGTATTCTGGCAAAAAGGGGCTATAGAGCTTCTTCCAGGAAGATATGCAGTACCTGAAAATGCAGGAGCATCAGTTATGAGAGGGACTACTTCTAATGGTTTAGAGATAGTTATGACTAAGCAATTTGATATTAACACATTAAAAACTAAGTTCAGAATTGACTGTTATTTTGGTGTTGTTAATTTAGCTCCTGAAATGTCTGGAATAATCTTATTTTCACAGTCAGCAGCAACTTAAAAACTAGGGACCTATTAGGTCCCTTTATTCTATGGAGGAATAACAATGTCTAATTTATTAAAAAGAAATAGTAGTGTTGAGTTTACACTTGCAGCTAGTTCAAGTTTATTCAGAACTAGAAAAACAGCAGCAGCAACTTATATCACATATAGAATTAGTATTTAATAATGGAGGCTTTTGCCTCCTATTTTAAAGGGGATAACATGGATTTGCCAAGAAACTTATATAAAAGCCCAGGTATTATTACATTTAATGCAACAAAAACATATGACACTATAGTAGTAGAGAACATGGAAGAGTACAAAGCAGGGATAGAAGCAGGGTATATAGATAGCTTCTCAGATGCTTTAAATGGAATAGTAGCAGGAGAGTTTGAAATTATAGAAGATGTAGATGAAGCAGCTAAGAAAGCTGCTTCTCTAGCTAAAAGAAGAGCAACAATAGCTAAGAACAAAGCAAAAGCAGAATCAGAAGCAGAAGAGATTGTTGGAGAAGATAAAGAAGATAAAGAAGATAAAGAAGATAAAGAAGATAAAGAAGATTTTGATGATTTTTAAGGGAGATGATTTATGAGCTATACAAAAGGTGAATTAGTTTTAGAGGCACTTAATGAAATAGGTATAGCTGATTATGATTTTGATATAGGCACAGAGCAGACAGAAAGTGCTATGCGAAGATTGGATGCTATGATGGCACAATGGGACTCTAAAGGGATAAAACTTAGTTATCCTATACCAAGTACAGCAGATGGATCAGAATTAGCTCAGGACTCCAATATACCAGATGTTGCATGGGAGGCAGTTATTTTAAATCTTGCTATAAGAGTTGCACCTAGTTATGGAAAAACAGTAGCACAAGAGACACGAATATTAGCTAAAGCAGCAATGAATAGTCTATACTCTATATCGTCACCAGTGGCAGAAATGCAACTTAGACAAATGCCAAAAGGTGCTGGATATAAAGCAGACTACCCATTTACAGCACCACCATCAGAAACACTTAAAGATGGAGATAGTGCAGAACTAGACTTAGAAGGAGTTTTCGATGAGTAATACAATCAATAAACAGCCAGCAGTAACCCCAGAATTATCAGATCTTATAGCAATATGGGATTCAGGAAATAGTAGCACAAGAAGAACATCTTTAAGCTATTTATTATCATTATTTCAAGATAACCTAACATTTACAGACTCATCACCAACAACACAGTATTCTGCACCACTTACAGGAACTACAGTAGCAATTACAGATGGCAGTGATGATATTCACTTAATACTAACAGGAACTATAGCAACACTAACAATTACATTACCTTTAAATACTAATCTTGTAGATAAGCAGGAAATAATTGTTAATTCTACACAGATAGTAACAACACTTACTATTGATAGTAATAGTGCTACATTGTCTGGAACAGAAGCAGCATGGTTAGATACTGCAAATAAGTATTTCACTCTGAAATATGACCTAACTTTAGATACATGGTATAGGATAGGATAATGAATATCCCGATACTCAATGGAGTTTACACAGGAGAAAGTGCAGATTATCAAACTCAATATCCCATCAATATGATACCTGTAGTACAGAATACAGGAGTATCAGATGCTTACTTACGACCAGTTGAAGGAATAGTTAGACTTGGAACTGACACAGGAGATGGTGTATCAAGAGGGGCAATAAACTGGAATGGGGTACATTATAGAGTATTAGGTAGCAAACTATGCTCTATCACAGAACTTGGAGTCATAACAGTATTAGGGGATGTTGGAACAAATGGTGAAAGAGTGTCAATGGATTATTCTTTTGATAGATTAGCAGTTGCTTCAAATAACAGCCTATTTTATTGGAATGGAACAACTTTTGTTCAAGTTACAGATGTAGATTTAGGAAATGCTTTAGATGTAGTATGGGTAGATGGATATTTTATGATAACAGATGGGGAGTATTTAGTTGTAACAGACATTGATGATCCTACCTCAATAACAATCACTAAATATGGTTCTTCAGAAATAGATCCTGACCCTATTAAAGCACTATTAAAACATAGAAATGAAATATATGCACTTAATAGATATACTATAGAGATATTTGATAATGTTGGAGGAGAGGTGTTTGATTTTCCTTTCCAAAGGGTAAATGGGGCACAGATCCAACGTGGAACTATGGGAACCCATACAGCAGTGGTATATGAAGAAGCTATAGCTTTTATAGGAAGTGGGCGAAATGAAGCTCCAGGTATATATATGGCAGCTAATGCTCAATCTACTAAAATAAGCACTAGAGAAGTAGACGAAATATTAAATACCTTTTCAGAAAGTGAATTATCCCTAGCAGTAATGGAAACATTAAATGACAAAGGGCATGCTTTTTTATGGATAAGATTACCAGACAGAACATTTGTATATGACCACACAGCTTCTAAATCTATGGAAGAACCTGTTTGGTTTATTATGAGTAGTTCTGCAACAACATCTCTTCAAACATATAGAGGCATAGATGCAATATGGTGTTATGATTCATGGCAAGTAGGAGATACTGACTCAGGAAATATTGGTGTTTTAGATAGTACAATATCAAGCCATTATGGAGATGCAGTATCTTGGGAGTTTAGTACAAAGATAATATATAACAATAGCAAAGGTGTTTTATTCAAATCTTTAGAGCTGGTACCCTTAACAGGAAGAGTAATGGGGTTTGATGATCCTATAATAAGTACATCTTATTCTTTAGATGGTAGAACCTGGAGTCAGGATAGAATAATAACCTTAGACACAACAAGTGGAGCAGGGGATAGGCTTAAAAGAATTGTATGGTGGAGACAAGGGCATATGAAAAGCATTAGAGTCCAAAGATTTAGAGGAGATAGTAACTCTTATCTAGCAGTAAGTAGACTTGAAGCTGACATAGAGCCACTGGGGGTATAAATGGCAGAAGGGACTATAAGAATAACAAGAAATCAATTAGCAAAGTTTATTACAGATCATGATACACTTAAACAATTTGAAGTCTTGTTTGAAATTGTAAAAGAATTAGAAGCTACAGTAGCAGATCATGAAGATAGATTAGTGGTGTTAGAGCCATAAATTGTATAAAATGGAAATATAGTGTATGATGAAAGAGAGGTATTAAAATGGCATGGTATGATAATGATGTATTTGACACACTTGATAATTTAGGGAACTATGTAGAAAGTGGGGATGCACTTACAGATATACAGGCAGGTATATTATCTGGAGGTATTTATGGAGTGTATGATGCATATACAAAAAGAAAAACAATAGAAGATGCTCTTGAAGCAGGGCAACTCTCTACAGATCAAGCAAATGCACTTCTTAAAGAGATAGCTGAAACATCTGTGGAGGGGTTAGAAGCTGCTGCTGAGAAAGCAACACAAGCCTATGATGAAGCAATAAATGGAACTATAGATGAAAATGGAAATAGAGTAGGTGGAGCTATAGATAAGTTAGATAAAGCAACACTAGAAGCAATAGATAAGAATGACACTGAAACACTCAAAGCAATAACAGCTAAAAATATTGCAAGTGATAAAGCAATAGGAGACAGCACTTCTACTACAGAGCAAGCAATAACTAATTTAGATACTGCAACAAATAAAGCAACAGATGCATATGGAAATGCAATAGATACTGCTGTAGCAAGTAACACTACTGCTACAGGGCAAGCTGTTGATAACCTAACAGGGGCTACAGAAGGGGCAAATACTGCCTATACAGATGCAACAAATGCCTCTCTTGGAATACAAAAGGAACAATTTGGAGCTACACAAGATCTTTTAAATCCTTATG